GCCTGCCTGAGAAGCTGAAGCTCATGAAAGCTCAATGTGGAAATAAAATGAACCATTGGAGTACATTACGAAGGAAGACTGCAAATGTGCAAGTATTATTTTTTGACCATCGTGCGTGTTGAGGTGGTTATAGCAAGGTTCGAAGCGCGTTTTTAACCCCTACCCCTTTTCCGTGCCGTTGTGTGTTAAGGAAGGTACCGGGGGGCCTGTCATTTATATTTAGTCTATGCTCAGTGTCACGCTAGTCCGATAGGTCTATGTTCACTGTTAGCTCACCTCGTATGGCATGGGCATGCTTCTCTATCGGTTTGTATCCCGCTCTGTCCAGCACGTCCTGCGCTGCTTGGAGTCTGACGTAATCACTCTTAGCTCTGTCCTGTAGATCGTCTACTACACCCAACGCCTTTATCGCACTGACTGAGATACCATCCTGTACACAGGTCTTTAAGTATTCCTGTACATGCGGATACCGCAGAGTTCTGCTGGCTGCAACGTGTGCGCTCTTCTCTGCATACCCTGCCATTACTGCTGCTTCTGTCTGGGTCGTGTTGGGAAGAAACAGGTAATCAACAAACATTCTCTGCTTATCAGTTAACTGTGATCCTACCTCTTCCATGCTCGCTCTCTGGCTTGGTGTTAGCATCTTACCCATGCTGTTCCTTTCATGCTCTGCATCCCCCCTTACCCCCCTTCATTGCCCACCTTGGTAAACCTCGTCAATTCACAAACCTGTAACCCTTACTGTGCCTCGTTATTCGGAGGTCTTTATTTACATCAGTGCCAGAATTTCGAGAGCCACGGGCCGCGCCATACACACTCTATAACCGTGATCCAATACCTCACCTATCGTTAGTCCAAACCAAGCTCGCCGCACCGCCCTTCACCGTCTCGACCCGCGCATACTGATGTTTCATATCACGCTAGTCGGTCTTATGGCACGTTATTCCACGCCGTTCACAAGTAAATTTGTCTTCCAGGCGAACTCCCCTTGGGTCTCCCTATTAAAAGTCTCGCTAGTCTTTTGCTTGCGTCCCTGAGAAGAAAATTGACTTCCTCCGTCGTTCCATCCCGAGCCAACAACCGCCCAGTCGAGATAAGAAACAGAAGGCGGGTAGAGAGCGGATCAGGTCAGCACACCGAACTTGGGTCAGACCATGCGGTGAGGCACGAATGGACCACTATAGAGCGCGTACGCCGCATCCCATGTCTCTCGAAATTTAACACCTTGGCACACCCTATTTTTTTTTGGGTAGGTCAATCACATCAACAAACAACTAAGGAGATAACAAATGACTAAAGAAACAATCAAAATACAAATGAACATAATAGAACCAGATGTCATTGAATACATCACAATCGAAGGTGACATCAAAGTATCACCAGTACACGAAGTCTCAGACATCATGCACGACTACTACAAAGAACAGGCACACGAACTGATGGAGGAAATACAATGATATTCCACAAAACATACATGCACATATTCGGTTTCATAGCCGCTTGCTACATCATTTCCCTCTTCATCTGCTTAAAACTAGGAGGTTAACCATGAACAACCCATTCAACAAAACCAGAGTCTACATGCCCGAACCTTCCGACAAGGTATTCGACACATTCACTAACTTCCTTAAACGCACGATGAAATGGATGGACAACTCAGACAACCTACTACTCATAGGCTTCCTGACCATCACAGCATGGCTGATAGGCGAACTTTCCTTTGCACACTTTATCGTCGGAATAGCCTTCTCATTCATCTTCATCATATACCCGATCTTCTACTTACTCAAAGATCGCAACAATCGTTAATCAACCCCAACCAAGGAGAACTACCGTGGAAAACACAAACCCAATGACCGAAAACGACGCCCCTGCTAACGACACACCAGCGGTTGACCCACTCGACCTCAAGAGCAAATCATCGGCTGTTTACCAACACTTCATCGACAAATACGGCATCAACACCGACTACAAAGACGCTGCCTACAACTCACTCAACGATTGGGCAACGCTCAACGATGGAGAAAGCTCCGAATACGGTCAATCACAGGCCGCACGACAAGCCAACAAACTAATGTGGGTATACGATCTCAGCCGTGAAAACCAACTCGAGTTCCTAGAAAAAGTCGGACGCGAGAACGCACGATCAGAGGTCAACCACCCCGGCGAAGTCGTACAACTAAAAACCACACGGAACGCTAACTTCCTTAACCAATGCAAGGAAAATCTCGCCAAGGCACAATCAGCCTACATAGGCGCACTGGAGTCCTACAACACACACTTCAGCAGTAGCGAACACGACAGATACGTTAGCATCGAACAACGCCGACAAATCCAAAAGGCACACACCCGCATGAACAACCAAGCAGCGGATGCAGAAGTCGACGAACTCACTAACATCTAACCAACTCCGGTGGGAGGGATAGGCTCAGGCTTGTCTCTCTCGCCTTTTTTTTAATGGAGAGCAAGACATGACGCTCAAAGAATCGCGCCTTACAAGACTTATACAAATCAAAGATTTGATAAGACTAATTAGAAATCAGAGATTTCTAACACAGGCCAAACCACACCTGTCACGGATCACTAACATCATCACCACGCTTTACGGCGAGGCACGAGCCGGGATACAAAGCGAAGGTGGCGACAAAGCGATGTTTGCATGGGTAATACATCAAGACTTTGGCGAAGAAGCCAGAGAAGTCGCAAAGGTATACGCCCCCCACAAAATGAAAGTGGACACCTTTCTAGATTTTGTATGGGAGCAAACAAACCACATCAACCACGATTGGACGAAGAACAAAAGCGTAGAACTACGCACAAATAAACCTCCCAGATCCTCAATGATGGGAGACATATTTTGCGTTTTCTACACCGGACTATTCGGACAACCAAAAGCCGAATGGTACCGAGTGGGATGGAGTGGATTTCACCCCTGGACACCAGAAGGAGAATAACAATGGGACTAGATCAATTTGCATGGAGCAAAGAAAACGAAGAACCCAAATTCCAGTGGCGTAAACACGCCAAAT